CATTACCACTAAGTTCTGCTATTATAGTAACTAATGTTTTAAAGCTGTTTTCGATGCCTTTTTGCTCCAATTGTTGTTTTTTAGAGTTATCTATTAACTTGATAATAATCCCTTCAACACGAGCAAAGGATTCTCTTAGCTCTTTTTGCAGTTCATCTTGAATAAATTTATTTTGTTTCTGAATAAATATCCAAAATGCTACTGCTACAACCAAAGGAATGCCGTAGCGTTCCAGTATGACAAGCCAATCCATTTTTATTAGCTCGCAATTAAAATTTCTAAATCACACGCACCAGTATCAGCTTGAGCTTTCATGCTAACAATATCTGCATTAACTGCCCCTGCACCTGTTGTAGCTTCTGCACTCATGGCTGTTTTATGAGTCCATAGCATAAAACTATTACCTGCTGCTAACTTTAAAGCTACTTCATCACTATTAGCATCTGTAATTCTCAAAGTAACAAAATTAGAACCATCATGATTTGTCACTCTTACATATTTAATTAAATCTTCATCAAAAGTGCTTCCTGCTACATTTGAAGCATGTGTTGTATATAAAGTAATTTCAGATGTAGGGCATGAAATAATTCTTTTAAATATATCATTAACTGTTATTGTTTCGGCAATTGATGTTGATGTATCTCCAACAGTATTTCCGCCAGCTGCATCATTCATATCAACTGATTCTGTTATTGTGATTGTCATTGTGGCTGTTCCTATCGCCATTTCTTTCTCCTATTTTGCGTCAATTAATTGTCCCCATAAAGAGGTTTTGCCATTTATTATTTCAACAACTTCAACTTTGTAGTCTCCGTTTTTATAAAAATCTATTACAGCAAAAGCATGATTCCAATTAGTTAGTCTTCCACTCAACCAATCTTCATCTGCTTCTATGTCTTTTAAACAACCTAAACTCCATGCACTTATAGTTCCACCTGCATTAGTTTTAGTGTGTCTTTGTAAATCATGTGTGTGTCCATACATTATACTTTCGCCATACACATCTAAGTGTTTAAAAGAATGATACTTAGATACAAATTTACCATGAGTAAAATTAAGTTTACCAATTTTTAATAGTTTTTTTCTATTGTATGGATGATATTCATAACCTCTTTCTTTTATCTTTAAAGCATTTTCTGTTTTGTATTGCTCTAAGTAAGGATATCTTATTACAAATTTATCAAGCCAAACTTCATGATTTCCTTGAACAAAATGTCTTTCTTTACAATTTACTTTATCAAGAGATTTGTCTATTATATTCATTCCCTTGTTTACATCTTTAACATCTTTATTTAATAAAGGAATTAAATCCTCCATTGGTTTTGCACTTCTTCCTTTCCAATAATGCGAACTAAAATGCTCCCATTCACCAGTATCACCTAAATCAATATAAATGTCTGGTTTTACAATTTCTATGGCCTTACAAACGATTTTTATGGCCTTTTTATCGTGTATAGGAAAATGTTTATCAGGAGTAACAATAGCTCTCCTAATAACACTTTGTTGTTTATTAGTCATACTTACCTCTATTTCAAAAAACTATTTTTTATCTTTTTTTTCTTTTTCAATAATCTCTTCACACATTTCAATTCTCCCTTGAAGTTTAATGAAAAGTTCTTTAACTTGTTCTTGTTGTTTTTTGTACAACTCAAGTTCTTTTATAAAATCCATTCATATTTCCCCTTATTATACTAAATGGTATTTAACTGCAATATTTACTGAATAATCAGAATTATTTGAATCATTTCTAAATGTTGCTAAAATTACTTTACCTGCATCTACAGTATTGTTATTTATAGTCCATGTTGATAAATATGCTTGTTCACTTCCTGCATTTGTAACATCACTATTATTTGCTAATACACTTCCATTTGTTAAACATGAAGTGCTTCCAGATGTAAATGTATAAGACATAAGATGCATTCTTGTAGTGTCTCCTGTTGCTTCATCTGCTCCTTCAATAGAATAAACTCCATCAATAACTATATTATCAGGAACATACCACATACATGCAACAAACAAAGAAGCATCTGTAGCTGCTCCATCTGCTGTTGTAAGTGATGTTGCTGGGTCAGTTGATGTACCTAATGAAGGATTGTCAGCCAATGCTGAAGATTGAGGATATCCCATAAAGGGCAATGCTACATGTGTATTTGCTGCCCAATTTGCTGATATTCCGTTACCTATACCAAAATAAGCATACAAACTATAATTACCAACACTTACTCCTGTTGTGCTACCGTCTGTTGTCCATGATGTTGAATTGTATGCCATATAACTCCTATAGTCTTGGTACCGATAAAGTTCTTACCCCTGTTTTTCTTAAAGGATATTCTTTCATCATTTTTGTATACATTGCTCTAAAATATTGAGCTTTTTCTAAATCACCCATATCTTCAAACATTCTTGCTTTTACATAACATAAAACACTTACATGCATACCTGAATCAAGTCCTGCATTTGTTTTTAAATCGTCAGTAGGTGAATCAACAGTTGTATATTTAGAATGATATGTTATTCTTAAACCACTTGATACATCAGCTCCTTGATAACTATCATATTTTTCTTTTGTTCTTTCTCCAGATGTAGTTGTTGTATCTTCACATACAATTGCAATTCTATTATCATCATTATACCAAGCAAAATAATCATTTGGATATGTTCTTTTATCTGTTGCCATATATCTCCTACGTTAATGAATCATCAGCTGATTCAGTATCTTCTCTTAAAATTTTATGCGAATCTGCAAGTTTTGGTATCATTACATATCTATCATTAGTATCTTTAATTTCAACTCTTTTAATATCAATAACTTCATCTGTAAGTTCATACCATCTTTTATAACCTTCTAAATCAGTTGTTGATGATGATGTATTATTTCTTTTATTTGCAGCAATATCATCAAGTGCATCATTAACTAATTGCAACATATATTGTTCGGGCTGTCTTCCAAACATTTTTTCTATTTGGTCTATTATATTCTTTACTGTCATAGTTATTTACCTTGTTGTAATGGTGTTATTTCACCAGCTTTCATTGCCTGAACACCTTCAGTATATTGAGCTTTTAATGTTGTAATTATACCTCCGTACAATTCAATATCTTCTTCAAAATTTAACTTATATTGTGCTGCTGTAATAGCTGCTCTTAATGCAACTAGATGTTCAGCTTCATCTGGAAAATTATCAATAGAAGTAGCTGCATGGTCAACTGTAGGATATGTAATGTGATATACATTTGCTGTTTGATTTGCAGTTGGTGTAGGTTTTACAAACAATGTTGCTGCATCTGAGCTATTGCTTGTAGTCCAATAAACAGGGTCAGTAGCAGTAGCATAATACATCATATTTGTTGAATCATTTGAAGCATCTCCATATGCTCCTGGAATCTTTCTGCAAGGCATATGATATCCAGAATCAGCATTTTTACGAGTCACTTGGAGCACATCTCCAACACCGTCTAAATCCATTGTTGTTGCAGCATTATTCAAAACAGTTAATTGTGCACACTTTTGTTTTAAATTTGCAGGCATTAAGGATATAACTTCTTTAGCTGCATCATTCAACCATTGATTTGCTAAAGTAGTAAAATCATCTCCTTCTTCACTTGCACTATCTAAATTTGCATCAAACTGTGTTAATGAATTTATTTGTACTCCAAAATTCCACGCCATTATCTTCTATTCCTTTCCGCAATATCTGCGTTCATTGTTGTTTGAGTAAACTCTACTTGCGTTTGTCCGCTCCAAGTTGTTCTCATATTTATATGGTCAGATATTTTACTTGAAGCACCAAACACATTCCCACACTTACATTGCTTAACAACGTTTTTAGGAACTTCAGTTTTCCTAGAACACTTACTGCAATAATATATTCTCATTCGCCTTTAAGTTTTGTAGTGTATTTTTTACCTTTATACATAAAAGTATCTTTTCCTGCTTTTCTAGCACTACTAAATGAACTTCCAAAATCAGATTTAGGTTCTGGTTTTGGTTTTGGTTTTGGTTTAGACTTGCCAACTGTAAAACCTAAATTTGTTGGCATTTTTATTTTTGGTATTTCAAGTTTTATGTTTGAAGCAGCTTCAGCTTCTTTCGATATTTTTTTACTTTTCTTTAGTGACTCTGCTTTAACTTTTTTTGCATCTCTTGCAGGTTGATTTCTATCAAATGCAGATTTTTGATTAGGCTGCGATACAACTGGTTTTTTTGCTGCTGGTTTTTTTGCTGCTGGTTTTTTATCTTTTTTTGCTTTCATTGCTTCTCTTTCTTTTTTATAATAAGCTTTTGTTTCTTCACGTTTTGCTTTTCTTGCAGCTCTTCTTTCAGCTCTTGCAGCTTTTCTTGCAGCTATCCTTTCTGCTCTTTTATCTTTAGCTGACTGTTCTCTTTCACTTAATTCTCTTTTTTTGAATCTAGGTTTAAGATTTTTATCTTCTAAAAATTTACCAACTTTTTTAACTGTTTTTTTAACACCTTCTTTAACTTTTTTTCTTTTTTTTGTCCCTTCTTCAATTCCTTTTTTCATTTTAGCTTTTCTTTTAGCTATTTTTAATTTATTTTTTTCAGCTATAGAAAGTTTTCCATCTCCATTTAAATCTCCAGCTAATCCACCTTCTTCGTATTTCATCATTTTTCCACCATGACCCATCATAGGTTTTTGCATACCTATCATATTATAACCAGTTTTGCCACCACCTGCATACTCAGTTACACTTCTATTTGCTCCATCATTCACAGGTATTCCCATGTTTTCTGATTCTGCTTTTGCTGCAGCTATTCCCTCTGGAGTGTATGGGAACTCTTTATCTCCTACTTTTGGCATTATTTTTTACTCCTATTTCTTGCATCAGTTATTGGATAATTAAATTCATTTTCACTAGGTAATTTACCATTTTCATTTATATATTCCAATACTGGCTCTGTTTTACTGTTAACTGACTTTTTCTTAATTATATATTCCCCACCTTCAACTTCAATTGGGATACCACCTTTATCATGTGATGGCCCTTTTAACTTACCACCAATTTCATAAACACCCTTACTTCTCATTGATTTTTTTAATGAATCTGAATATTTTGCTACTTGCCTACCTGACTTTGTTGCTTTTCTTTTTTTTCTATTTTCTGCAGCTTTTTGACCTGAAGACATTCCTTCTCTTACTTTTTTAGGTAAATATCTATCACCTTTCTTGCCAGATACATTATCCCATTCTTCACTTGTCCATTGGTCTAATGAACGTTGTGACTCAGCTTTGCCTCCACTTTTATATTTAGGCATAACTTTACCACCATCTTCTTTATAACCACCACCTGCAGATTTATAAGCTTTAGCAAGCATTTGTGCTTTTCTAGCACTCCATTGTCCAGGGTTTCCACCTTTTCCACCTGCTTTAATTTTATTAAATATACGCTTACGCATTTCAGGCTTAGTATAATTACCAGCCTTATTTACTGTGCTTTTCTTAGACATTAATCTATATATTCAATATGAAAAATTAATTCTAAGGCATCTGCTGAATAAGTTGGAGTGCCGCCAGATAAATATGCCCAAACATATACATCTGTTGAACCTTCATCTGCTTTAAGCAATAAATTAGGGACACTAGACTCTCCCTCTCCTGAACCTGGATTTACATAAAATAATCTTGAATTTTGAATGCCAGCACCATTTGTATTTCTTTCAGCATCAAGTTGAATAAATCCTAAAGGTTTATTTGCTTGAAAATCAGCGTCTGATATATTTGCACTTGAATTAATAGTGCCTGGTGCAGTACCTTCTTTTTCTTGAAATACAAAAAATATATCATTAGCAACAGCATTTGTATCGTCTTTATCTAATACAAACATAGCTTTTAATTTTGAAACGCCACCTCTATTTTTTACTGCATTTGGAATTTTTGTAGCAACAAACAATACATCTCCAGATGCATAAGCATCAGTTGATAATGTTGGAGTGACTCTTACTACATTTCCGCCTGGGAAACTTCCCATAACCTTCTCCTTGTTTATAAAATTATTATTGTCTTATGTAGATTCGGGAGCCACCCTTTATACGATAGCTCCCATAGTTCTACAAAACTATTAATCCTTATTGTTTTGGATTATGATTTTTGTGCTATGCCAATTATCTCTAATTTAAGCTCTAATGTATTAGCTCCTGGGTCGGCAGAAACAACAACTTCCACTTCGTCTGCTGCATTTTCTGAACTTATTAAAACACCATTGCATCTTAATAATCCTTTAAATCCAGCTCCTTCTCCACAAGCTAAAGCAGCTCCGTCAACATATCCATCGGTATCACCATCATCTCCTACATCAACTAAGTTAGTTGCATTTGAGCTAGCATTTAAAGCTGTTACTGCAATTGCCATAGGTACAAAATTATTAGGCATTCCAACAGCTGCTTCTTTGCCTGTTGTTGCACCGTTAGCTACAGTAACATAAGCTGTATACACATCCCATTTAGAGTTTTCTGATAAACCATATTCTCCAAATGAATTACTATTTGGGTTTAATGCATCACTTCTCATCTTACACACCCTCCAAATTAATAAGTGCATGAGTTTCAGGAAGACTTACCTCAAGACCTGCTTCTGTTAGAATCATGTCTTTTCTTAAATCTTCATCAGCTTGTTGCACATTAGTTGTGATTGAAGTATCTCTGTTAACACCGTTGCCAACAAGAGGTCTGTATGATACGTGGTCTAAATCAACCATTGCCATAAATCCAGCAGCAAATCCTCTAAATAAAGGTTCTGCTACAAGAGTTAAGTCACCATGAACAGTTTGCACTTTATTTACTAAATGTCCAAAAGAACCTTGACTTGCTGGGAAATTATATCTTTGGTCACCATCAGTCATTGAACCGCTTATAAAAGCACCTGAACCTAGTTTATTAAAATGCGATATTACTGGTCTTGAAGCTAAAGCTAATTTAGCTCTACTTCCACCCCTTGCAGGGTCAAATATAACTTCAAAATCAGATAACATATCATCATATGTCCATTCTGCAGCTGTATTAGATTTATAGTATGGTGCACCTTCATTATATGATAATTGAGAACCATCGTTTACAATGTTACTATAACCATTATAAATAATACTTCCAACAATACCATCTGTGTATTGAATGCCACCTGCACTACCTCTTTGCCCAAAAAGCATAGCTCTTTCAATGTCAATTTTATGTTCTCTTAATTTAAGATTCCATATTCTTTGCCATTCATCAGCATAACCTCTGTATACTGTAGCTCTAGCTGTATTAGTCATTTCGCAAGCTGTTTTAAAGATTTGAGTAAACCCATAATCATTATCAAGCTCTTGTGAAAATACATCTGGAGCACCTGAACCTTGCTCAAAAGACGTACCAATTACAGTACATTTTGAATCATCAGCTAATGCAAGAGTGCTTCCTCCGATAACTGATATTGATGTTACGCTACATGTTGTTTGTGTTGCAGATGATGTATTATCAACTGAATCAATACGAACATTACATGTAGTTGGAACTGAATTGCCATCTACATCACCGATAGCAACAACCATTCCTGGTATTAACCAATCAACACCATCTCCACCTGCTGTATCAAAGATAACAGAATCTGTACTTCCTGCTGCAACTAATGTGATTCCACCTTTTAATAAAAAGCTTCTGTCAGTCATTGCAACTTTTGTTCTGTCTTCTAAGAAACGAAATTGTGAATCAGATGTTGGGACTTTACCTACTTTTGACAAATATACAAAAAATGGAGATTCTTCTGGGGATAAATCAGCGACCCTGTCGCTAAAGTCATACAGTCTACGTGTACTTAAATTAGCACTATCTACTGTATTGCCACCAGGAGTTCCAAATTTTACTTGTCCACCATTATAAGTAGCCATTATTTCTCCTTGTTATTTTACTATTATTTACAATACATTGCTTCGAGCTCCTGCTTTTATAATACCGTCCCACATTTCATCTGTTTCGCTTTTTCTAGTAGGTTGCTCACCATTTAAAACACCAGCTTGTTGAGGAACCGCCTGATTTTGACGAATACTATCAAGAGGACTTTGATTATT